TTGCAGGAGTTATTTGTGTGGCTCTTTGAGATGGACAGAGCAAAACTAGACAAGATATATGATGGAGGAGGACTACTATGGTACTGTATCAGAGCACTATCACTAATGCTCAATAGTAAAAATAGTAGATACTACTATAAATATAGAAAGTATTATGAGATGGTAGATGGAAATATGACAGTCAATAACATCACAGATATATCACATCACTGTAGTACCTCTACATATAAACTACTGGAGTCTATTGATGAGGTAGTAGATGAGCTGTACTGGTACGATAAAGAGCTATTCAAACTGTATTACTATAATGGAAATACACTACATGGATTAGCACAGCAAACAGGGATATCCAGGACTAGTATATTCAACACGATAAAGAGAGTAAAAGAATATATAAAAATGAGACTAGATGAAAAAGATAAATATTAGACATTTAGCTAGATTCATAATAGCTATACTGAGACATACTGTAGATAGATGGAGAAAGCTAGAGGGGATTAGATATAATATGAGGATAGATGAGTGTATGAAATGTGAGGAGCTGGATGATACTCCAAAGCCATGGGAGCACTGTAATGAGTGTGGATGTCCTGTGAGAGAGAAAGCATCCTGGAAATCTGAGAGATGTCCTAAAAATAAATGGATTGTATGGGATTAACACTAGAGCAAAAGGCAGAGCTAATAGACATATATCACAGAGTAAAGACTGGATCATCAGATAGTATAGAGACTACTGGTAGGATGGTCATACTACATAATGAGATATATGGTACTAGATACAAACCTGGGACTAGGTGCAACTCATGTCTATCTGGTATACTGAGAAACATAAAAAAACTGTATGAAGAAAATAAAGACTAAAATACTATACTACATACACTATATGATGCATAAATACTTTGCTATGTATCATCATAGATGTACTAGGAGATACTATGCAAAAAAGAGGCATTGGCTATGTCTAAAAACTGGACAAATATTTAGGATATGAGTGAGAGTGTATTTAATAAATTAAACATCAGTAATAGGAGAGCTGATGATGAGACATATGAGGAGTATAGAGAGAGACTGAGGATAGTAAAAAGACTAATCAAAGAGTATCTAAAAGGTACTCCAGTACTAACTAAAAATCAAAAAAATGGCTGATTTTCTGAGGCATCTAAAAACAAATATAGGAGCTGTAGATAAGGATGGTATCCCTAGAGGATGGATAATAAAGTATGATAATAAAGATAATATCAGAGAGATAAAATCTCTATTTAATCCTACACTATACACAGGAAAGAGACCAGTGTATACAGACCAGGAGTTAGTAGATAAACTAGAAAGCCATAAAATATGAAAATAGTAAATAGAAAGATATCAGAGCTGATACCAGCTGAGTACAATCCTAGACAGCTGAGTAAGGAGCAATTTGAGGACATCAGAGCCTCTATAAATAGATTTGGGATAGTAGACCCTATTATAGTTAATACTCACCCAGACAGGCTAAATATCATCATAGGAGGACATCAGAGATGCAAAGTAGCTGAGAGTATAGGGATAGATGAGGTGCCTACTGTAGAGCTCCAGCTGACCCTAGCTGAGGAGAGTGAGCTGAATATCAGACTGAATAAAAATACTGGAGCCTTTGATATGGATGCTCTAGCTAATTATTTTGATGAGAAAGACCTCATAGACTGGGGATTTACACAGGGAGAGCTGGTAGGATTTACTGATGATGATGTAGCAGTAGGAGAGCAGCCAGAGGGACTAGAGCTAGCTGAGGCATTTGGTGTACCTCCATTTACTATCCTGGATACTAGACAGGGATACTGGCAAGATAGAAAAAGAGAGTGGAAAAATCTGATACTAGATAAAGGAGAGACTAGAGAGACATCTATGAATGAGCTGGATGAGCTGAAATATGGTACCTGGAAAGGAAACCTAAAAGCAGCACCAGAGGTATCTATACTAGATCCTGTGCTATCTGAGATAGTGTGCAAATGGTTTACTCCAGGAAAGTCTAAAGTATTTGATTGCTTTGCAGGAGATAGTGTATTTGGCTATGTATCATCTAGTCTAGGACATGATTTTACAGGGATAGAGCTGAGACCAGAACAGGCTAATGTAAATAATGAGAGAGTAGCTAGTATGACAGCTAAATATATCTGTGATGATGCTAGGAGTGTACTACAGCATATAGGAGAGGATAGCATGGACCTACTATTCAGCTGTCCTCCATACTATGACCTGGAGGTGTATAGTGATATGGAGAATGATGCTAGCAACCAGGAAACATATGAGGACTTTATGAGTATACTAGATACAGCATTCACTGACAGTATACAGTGTCTAAAAGATGATAGATTTGCTGTGATAGTAGTAGGAGATGTGAGAGATAAGGAGGGATACTATTATAGATTTGTAGACCATATCAAAGATATATTTGAGAGAGCTGGAATGAGACTATATAATGAGATGATACTGGTAGAGATGATAGGTACTGTAGCTATGAGAGCAGCTAGGACTATGAGGAATAGAAAGGTATCAAAGACTCATCAGAATGTACTGGTATTTTATAAGGGAGATGTGAGAAAGATAAAAAAGAATTACAGGGATTTAACTACAGAGATATCAGATGAAAGCTGAGATATACAAACATAGTCAGTGGATACCAGAGACAGACCCAGAGATACTGATGTTCTATTTCTGTAAAGCACTGGAGAGAGCTGAGTTTAATGTACTGGATTTTATGCAGCATAGATTTGAGCCAGAGGGATACACAGCTATCTGGCTATTAGCTGAGAGTCATTTTGCTATACATACATTCCCAGAGCATAGGAAATCATACATAGAGCTGAGCTCCTGTAATATAGATAAACACAATAAATTTTTAGACCTAATCAAACATGAGTACGAACAAAACCGAACACAATAAAAAGAGAGTACTAGAGGCTCTAATAAAATCACTGGGAGTTATCACTACAGCATGCAAACTAGCAGGAGTAGGTAGGACTCAATTTTACAGCTGGATAAAGCAGGATGAGGAGTTTGCTACAGCTGTACAGGATGTATCAGATATAGCTTTAGATTTTGCAGAGAGTGAGCTATTCAAACAGATAAAAGATGGGAACACATCAGCTACTATATTCTATCTAAAGACTAAGGGAAAGAGGAGAGGATTTGTAGAGAGACAGGAGATGGATCATACCTCAGCTGGAGAGCCTATAAAAATCAACATAGATTTATCTAAGAGCTCTTAGTATGATAGAGATAGCACCAGAGCTAATATCAAAGCAGAGGATAGCTATGAGATATCTACTGGATGATACTACAACTGAGGTGTTGTATGGAGGAGCAGCTGGAGGAGGTAAGTCATTTCTAGGATGTGCATATAGTATCATATCATGTCTACAGTATCCAGGTATCAGAGGGATGATAGGCAGGAGCAAATTAGATACCCTCAAAAAAACTACTCTTAATACATTCTTTGATATCTGTAATCAGTGGTCTATAAAAGCTGGTACACATTACACATATAACGGACAGAGCAATGTCATAAAATTCTATAATGATAGTGAGATAATACTAAAGGATTTATTTCTATATCCCTCAGACCCTAACTATGATTCACTAGGCTCACTGGAGCTCACATTTGCATTTATAGATGAGGTATCTCAGCTGACAGAGAAAGCAAAGCAGATAGTATCTAGTAGGCTCAGATACAGACTAGATGAGTATGATCTGATACCTAAACTACTGATGACATGCAACCCTAGTAAGGGATGGATATATCATACATACTATAAGCCAGATAGAGAGGGAGAGCTACCAGAGCACAGGAGATTTATACAGGCAGTAGTAGATGATAATATACATATCAGTAAACACTATAAGGAGCAGCTAGGCAACCTGGATGAGATATCTAAAGCTAGACTACTGAGAGGAGACTGGGAGTATGATGATAGCCAGGACCAACTGATAAACTATGATAGTATTATAAATATGTTTAGAGCAGTAGTACCTACTGGAGATAAATATATCACAGCTGATATAGCTAGATATGGGAAAGATAAGACATGTATCATATACTGGAACGGTCTACAGGCATCACAGATAGTAGTACTAGACAGTAGTAGTATGGTAGAGGTAGCAGAGAGAATACAGGAGATACAGAATAGAGAGGCAGTACCTCTGACTAATATTATAGTGGATGAGGATGGAGTAGGAGGAGGAGCTAAGGACATACTGAGATGTAAGGGATTTGTAAATAACAGTACACCTCTACTCAAAGAAAACTATCAGAATCTAAAGACCCAGTGCTACTATAAACTAGCTGATATGATAAATAAGGGACAGATAGGAGTGAGCACTAATGATATAAAATTTAAGGAGCATCTCATACAGGAGCTGGAGCAGGTCAGAAGAATAAATATAGAGAAAGATAGCAAACTGAGTATACTGGGAAAGGATAAAATAAAGGATTTAATAGGTAGATCCCCAGACTATGCTGATACTATGATGATGAGAATGTACTATGAAATAAACCCTAATACAGGTAGGTATTATGTGTATTAGTAATATGTCTCTGTTGCCTGTTTTTATGAGCTCTGTTGGACTAACCATACTGGCTAGTATACTAGTATCAAAACCTTTAGTTAGTGGAAACACTAGATATAGAGATACGAAAAAGAGGGACAGCAAAGTATACGACAATATAGACAGCCATCCCTCCAATTCACATGAAAAATACAGAGGCAAAGATAACAGAAAAAACTGAATAACAAAATTTTATATTTATATTAAATGACTAAACTAGAGATATCTGTAAATGGAAAAATAGAGAGTTTTCATCTCCCAGTAAAGTGGGATGAGGTCTCTATCAAACAGTACCAGGAGTTAATGATCATAGCTGAGAATGATGAGCTCAGTATGCTGGAAGTAAAGATTAGGAGTATATCTATACTGACTGGATGTGATGTAGGCAAACTAGGAAAGGCTCCTATGAGCCATCTAAATAAAGTATATGATAAGCTAGCAGCTCTGACAGCTGATATGCCTAATAAGGAGCTGAGGAGAGTGATAGAGATAGAGGGAGTAGAGTATGGATTTATAC